CTGGCCGCCTGGCCAGATTACTCGCACTCTGGGGCCGACAGGTAACTTCGTGGGCAACCGCCCCGTTCTGATTGACGACGCAACGTACTTCCGTGACGCTAGCACCAACGTGTCTTACGGCATCAAGCTGATTAACCAGCAGCAGTACAACGGCATTGCGGTCAAGACGGTTACCAGCACTTACCCGCAAGTCATGTTTGTGAACAATACGTTTCCAGACATTACTATGACGATCTACCCCCAACCCACAAGGGTTTTGGAGTGGCACTTTGTGTCGGTGCAGCAGCTGACTAAACCCGCAACACTTGGCACCGTGCTGTCGTTCCCGCCGGGTTATCTGCGTGCGTTCAAGTACAACTTGGCGATGGAAATTGCCAACGAGTTTGGTGTTGAGCCTATGCCGCAAGTGCAGCGTATCGCCATGACGTCTAAGCGTAATCTGAAGCGCATCAACAATCCTGATGACGTGATGTCCATGCCGTACTCGCTAGTGGCCACTCGTCAGCGGTTTAACATTTACGCTGGTAACTATTAAGTATGCCTAACGCTTTAGCGCCACCAAGCAAGAATAAACTGGCTCAAGGTTTGCGCCTTACGCCAGATTATTCTATTGCGCCTGAAGCGGAGTTAGGCACTTGGACTGCTGCCGACGAAAAAGCGTTTCAAACAGGTATTCGACAAACCCCTTGGTATGCCCAATTCATCAAAAAATTTGGTGGGCCGCCTGACTTAAACTCACCAGAATACAATTACCGCGCAGCGTGGAAGTCTGGAATGCGCCCGCAAGATTACGAGTTTGATAAAGAAATGCAACATTGGGGCAGCATTACGCCGCAAGGAAAAAGCGTTAAATCTACTGCCCACCCAACTGCGTGGATGGAAGATTATATGAATGTAACTGGCCGCGACCCACATACTCCCGGCGCCATGACCCCTACGCAAATAGACGCAATTCAACGCGCACTAACATACCGATATGGTGGTATCAAATAATGCAGACGCCAATTCTTGGCCAAGCGTATGTTGCCCGCAGTATTAACGCTGCGGACAGCCGCATGGTTAATCTGTACCCCGAACCGCTGCCCACGCCAGAAGGCAAGACCGGCGGGTTCCTAAACCGTGCTCCAGGCTTGCGTAAACTGGCCACCGTTGGCACCGGGCCTATTCGTGGGTTGTGGTCATACGGTGACTATGGCTACGCGGTGTCGGGCGACCGACTATACCGCGTGGACTCCACATGGAACGTGCAGCCGATTGGGCCGATCGCCGGTACAGGCCCCGTGTCGATGGTAGACAACGGCACCCAGCTGTTTATTGCCACTAACCCGATTAGTTACATCTACGACGCCGCTAGTGAGACGCTAGCTCAGATCACCGATATTGACTTCCCCGGCGCGGTAACGGTTGGGTATCTGGACGGCTACTTTATTTTCCAAGAGCCAAACTCTCAGCGATTTTGGACGTCTGAGTTGCTGGATGGCACCCAGATTGACCCGCTATCGTTTGCCAGCGCCGAAGGTATGCCAGACAACTTGGTATCACTGTTTGTTGACCACCGCGAGGTGTGGTTGTTTGGCACTCAGTCGGTTGAAGTCTGGTACGACGCTGCGCTAGAAGGCTTTCCTTTAGCGCGTATCCAAGGTGCGGTCAACGAGTTTGGCTGCGCGGCTACTTTTTCAGTGGCCAAGATGGACAATTCGCTGTTTTGGCTGGGCGCAGACGCCCGCGGCCACGGCATTGTGTTTCGCGCCAACGGCTACGCAGGACAGCGCATTTCGACCCACGCAGTTGAGTTTGCTATCCAGAGCTATGAAATCATATCGGACGCTATTGCGTTTACCTACCAGCAGGACGGCCATTCGTTCTATGTGCTGACCTTCCCCTCGGCGCAGGCCACTTGGGTGTACGACGCAGCTACCGGCGCCTGGCATGAGCGGGCAGGGTTTGCCAACGGGCAGTTTATTCGCCATCGGGCTAATTGCCAGATGTTCTACAGCGAAGAAGTGGTGGTCGGCGACTTCCAAAACGGCAATATTTACGCTTACGACTTAGACCAGTTTTCTGACGGCGACTTTGCTCAGAAGTGGCTGCGGTCGTGGCGCGCGCTGCCAACTGGCCAAAACAACCTAAAGCGTACCGCCCAGCATTCGCTGCAAATCGACATGCAGACCGGTGTGGGGCTAAACACTGGCCAAGGCAGCACCCCGCAAGTTATGCTGCGCTGGTCGGATGACGGCGGCCACACATGGTCAAACGAGCATTGGATGTCGGCTGGCAAGATCGGGGCTTACGGTACCCGTGCGATCCGTCGCCGGCTGGGCATGACGTTGAAACTGCGTGACCGTGTCTATGAAATTTCCGGCACTGACCCGGTCAAGATATCGATTGTGGGTGCCGAATTAGTTTTGTCGGGCACCAATGCCTAGCGATAACGAACCGCAAATACCCCGTATCCAATCGCAGATCATCGACGAGCGATCGGGGTTTGTTGCGCGCGATTGGTACCGGTTCTTCCTTAACCTGCTCAACAAGGCCGAATCAGGCGGCGGTGGGGGTACGGTCACGTCGGTCAATGTTTCGGGCGGCACGACGGGTTTAACGGCCTCTGGCGGCCCCGTAACCACGTCAGGCACGATCACATTAGGCGGGGCACTAAATGTCAGTAACGGCGGCACAGGCGCTATCAATGCGACAAACGCCCGCGTCAATTTGGATGTACCAAGAACAGACGGCACCAACGCAACAGGCACTTGGGCAATCAGCGTCACCGGCAACGCTAACACCGTCACTGACGGCGTCTATACCTCCGGCAGCTATGCTGACCCAACATGGATTACGTCGCTAGCCGGCAGCAAAATAACGGGCAACATTAGCGGCCAAGCAGGTAGCGTAGCTAACGCTTTGACTGCTGGCACGGGCATCTCGTACAGCGCGGGCACGACATACAATGGGTCAACGGCCATTACCATTAGTAATTCTGCGCCAGACCAGACGGTAGTATTGACTAGCGGCACAGGCATTAGCACGTCGGGCACTTACCCTAGTTTTACGGTCACCAACACCGCGCCTGACCAGATAGTGGCGTTGACCGGGGCGGGCACAACCAGCATCTCTGGCACCTACCCTAACTTCACCATTACGTCGAACGACCAGTACGCCGGTACGGTTACCAGCGTCTCCGGCACCGGTACGGTCAACGGCATTAGTTTGTCGGGCACGGTGACGTCCAGCGGCAGCCTGACACTAGGTGGTACGCTAACCGGCGTTGATTTGGCTACCCAAGTGACCGGCACGTTGCCAATCGCTAACGGCGGGTCGGGGCAGACAACGGCTCAGACAGCCATGAATGCGTTTGCTGGGGCGGTCACATCTGGCCAGTATCTGCGTGGTAACGGCACCAACGTCGTTATGGCGGCCATTCAGGCAGCTGACGTACCAACGCTGAACCAGAACACCACAGGCACGGCCAGTAACGTCACCGGCACCGTGGCCATAGCTAATGGCGGTACAGGCCAGACGACTAAATTGGCTGCGTTTGACGCCTTGTCGCCAGCCACCACCAAGGGTGACTTGATTGCGTATGACGGCACGGACAATGTGCGCCTGCCGATCGGCACCGACACGTTTGTTTTGACGGCAGACTCTACGCAAGCCACCGGCATGAAGTGGGCAACGGGTGGTGCCAGCATCAACATTTCTAACGACACAACAACGTCAACGAACCTGTATCCGACGTTTGCTGCCGCGACCACCGGCACGATGTCGACCATCTATACCGGCAACGCAAAACTGCTGTACAAACCCAGCACAGGTGAATTAACATCCTCGCATGTCGTAGCGTCTAACGGCATTTTTGTTAACAGCCTGACAATAGCTACCAGCTACACTATTCCGTCAGGATCGTCGGGTATGTCGGCAGGCGTTATATCGGTATCAAACGGCATTACCGTAACAGTGTCTAACGGTTCTCGATGGGTGGTAGTGTGAACGCGGTTGAAATTTTTAACCCCGACAGTACGGCGGTAGTTACGCCAGAATTGATGCGGCAAAAGGTTGTTGCGTTGCAAGACGCGCTTCTTGAAATGCCGCAAGCAGACATCGTAACAGTACACACATTTTTGCCAGGCGTATACGAACGAAAAATTATCGTGCCGCCTTGGACTGTACTAACGGGAGCCGCGCATAAAACAGATTACCGCGTGCGGTTGGAAAAAGGCACGATTGCTGTAAACCGCGAAACTGAAGTGGTTGTGTTAACAGCGCCATGTGAGTTTGATGCAAAAGCAGGTGAGCAACGCGCTGGGCGCGTGTTTGAAGATGAAGTGGTGTGGGTTGATGTGTATGAAAACCCAGATGATTGCCAAGATGTAGAGACGTTAGAAAATAGGCTTTACGTTGTGCCGGAATGTGGGTTAGGTGACACGCGCAAACGATTAGCGATTGAATTGGCGCAAGCGGATTATCAGTTATTTTTAGAGCAGCTGGGAGTAGATCAACCTACAATGGACGCTATAGTGACCATTGAAAGTGATTTGATTGATATGCCTGAAGGGCATAGTGTGGAGTTAAAAGAATCGCCAGTGCATGGTATTGGAATGTTTGCTACGCGGTACTTTTTTGCAGGTGAAGTTATTTGCCCTGGTCGATTAGATGGTAAGCGTACTCCGGCAGGGCGATTCATAAATCATTCGCATGATGCGAATGTGACGCCGTACAAGTTTGGTGACGATATTTACGCCATAGCCTTAAAAGATATACCTGTTGGCGGGGAACTTTTTGTAGATTATAGAGCCTCTATGCGGGTAAATTTTGGGCTTTGTTTATCAGGGGAAACATCATGTCAGGATGGGTAGCTGGAGCAATTGTAGGCTCGGCGGTAATTGGCGGCGTATCTGCTCGCAGCGCTGGTAAAGCGCAAGAGAGAGCCGCCGAAACCGGGGCGCAAGCGTCGCGGGAGACTACGCAGGCGAGTATTGAATCGCAAGAGCGAATGTTTGACCGACAGGTTGAACTGCAAGAGCCGTTTCGTCAAACGGGGTTAACCGCACAAAATCGGCTGGCCGATTTGCTTGGGATTAGCGGGCGTACTGACCAGCCTGGCTATGGCTACGGCTTGCAGCGTTTTACGATGGATAATTACCAAGCTGACCCTGGGTATGGATTTAGGCTAAAGCGTGGGCTTGACGCGATGGAACGCACGGCTGCTGCACGCGGCGGTCTGCTGTCAGGCAACCAGCTGCGTGGTGCTATGGAGTTTGGCCAAGATTTGGCGTCACAAGAATACGGCAACGCGTTTAATCGTTTTCAAACTGAACGGGCAAATATTCTTAACCCGTTGCAAAGTTTGGGTGGTGTGGGGCAAACCGCAACCAATACGTTGACTAATGCAGCAGGAAATTTAGGTACGGGCATGGCAAACGCTTACGGCAATTTAGGTAACGCTTTAAATGCTAACGCTATTAACGCTGGCAACGCTAGAGCGTCCACCTATATGGGTACGGCCAACGCTTTGTCTGGCGCGGTAGGACAAGGGCTGAACTACTACCAGAATCAACAGCTGATGAATCTTTACCGCCCACAAGTACCCGTAAATAACATAACCAGCTCGTATTATTAAAGATAAAGACCGACTATGGCACAGATCGATCCATCTATCGCAATGGGGTTTCGCCCGATTCAAATTGAATCGCCGGTGAACCAAATGGCTGCTATTGCGCAATTGCAAAGCGCGCAGCAGCAACAGCAGATGAACGCGTTGAAAATGCAGGAATACCAGCAGCAAGTACAAGAAAAAAACGCGCTTGCTCAACTAATGGCCAATAAACAAGTACCTTACGGGTCAGACGCGTTCTATTCACAGCTTGCTACGGTTGCCCCTAGTTTTTATGAAAAGATTGCCACAGGGGAAGCGCAACGGCAAACAGCGCTTTCAACAAAACAGCAACGCGAAGCTGCTATTGACAAGAGCAAATTTGACTTAGAGCAGGCAAAGAAAAAAGAAGAAATAGACACTTTAGATCTTCGGCTAAAACAGTTTAACGAAGCATTCCCTGCGTACAATATTAAGTCTGAACAAGATGTTGAAGATCGTATTGTGGCTATGGCTAATGATGAAATTCTTGGCCCACTGTCCACACGTTTTGGTACGTTGGGGGATACTATTGCCCGCAATAAAGCTGAATTCAGGCGCGACCCGCGTAATTACGTTGCTCGTACTTCAGGCATGTCCGCCGAAAAAATTTTTCAAGCCGCCGAAGAAAAAGAACAGGCTGACTTTAGTCAAGATCAGTTAAATCGAATTATAAACAAACAGCCTTTAATTTCTATTGATCAATGGCGTGCAGGCCAACGTCAACCACAAGCAGCGCCGGCGTCTGTTGCTACCACGCCTACATCCGCAGACGCTGCGATGCCAACAGAAGCTGCTGTTACGACAGCAGACGGCAGTAAAGAACTGCCGAAGGTTGATGTCACAGAAAAAGTTGGCGGCGCTGACTTTTTAGACCCGACAGCACAGGCGCTGTATACGTTAGCTAGCGACCCTAAAAACAAAGATCGGGCACCAGCTTTAAAAGCCATGGCCGAGAAAATGCAGGCTGAATACGTAAAGAGACTTGAAGAAGATCGTAAACGCAGTCAGTTGACTGGCGATTTCTTAAACGTGGTCAACGCACGTAAACAAATAGCCGAACTGAAAAAGAGTCCAACGCCACTTAACTTGGCGATAATAGCCGATTTAGAGCAACAGATTAAAGCGGCGAATGAAGGTAAAGGTACTAGGGTTAATGTCGGCGTAAAACTGCCGCCGCAAGAACAAGAGTTTGAAAAAGAATTGGGTTCTGGCCAAGCTAAAGCTATATTAAAAAGCAAAGAGCAGGCCGAAGACGCAAGAGAAATGCTGGATACGGTCAATATTGGCCGAGGCATTCTTAAATCGGGCACTATCACTGGCGCAGGCGCCGATTTCTTTGTGGGGCTTAACCAAGCACTTAAAACAGCTGGGGTTGATTTTGGCTACGCGGATGCGTCTGCTAATTCACAAGCCTATGTCGCGAACATGGCGCAAAACGTGGGTAAACTTATTAAGTTGTTTGGTGCGGGTACAGGCTTGTCTGACGCCGACCGAAAATACGCTATAGAAATGGCAGGGGGTAGAATTGCATTAGATCGCAAGGCGCTCGAAAAAATATTAGATATTCAGGAACGCGCGTCTAAAAACGTCATTGGCCGCCACAATAAAAAAGTAAAAGGTATTAAATCTAGGACAGATTTAAACGTTGAGCTTGACGATGAAGCGCCAGCAGCGGCGCCACAAATGACGCCTGCCGATAAACAGGCGTTGGAATGGGCGACCGCAAATCCTAAAGATCCTAGATCAGCGCAAATTAAACAGCGGCTTGGAGTGAAATAATGGCTGGATTTGATCCCGACGCATACCTTGCAACGCCTCCTAAAGCGTTTGATCCAGATGAGTATTTGCGATCACTGCCGCCGATAGTTGTCACGCCGGAGTCTATGACTGTTGGCGAGCTACCCGGCCCTCGCCGTGAGTACAGCGCGTTTGAAGTGCCGGTTCAAATGATTAAAAATGTCCCCTCTAGCGCCATGCGGTTTGCAGGTGGTTTGTACGATGTAATTACAAACCCAGTACAGACAGCTAAAGGCGTGTTAGATATCGGCGCAGGCGCAATCCAAGGCGTGTTACCACAGACGGTGGTGGACTGGGTCAATCGTTTTGAAGCTAACCCTGAAGCCGGACGTCAAGTCGTTGAGGCAGCGCGTGCTGTTGGCGGCGTTATTGCAGACCGCTGGGGCGGCTACGAGAATATTAAACGCACACTAGCGGAAGATCCTGTCGGGGCTATGGCTGACTTGTCCACGCTGCTGACAGGCGGGGCAGGTGCTACACGCTTTGCTGGCAAGGCGCAGCGCGCCATAACGGGTGGCGGTGTAATTCCTTTAGAAGCAAGCATTACCGGCACACTAGACAAGGCGGCTAAATACACTAACCCACTGTCAGCCGTTACCGTACCTGCGCAAAAAGCACTAGCGTTTAAAGAAGCTATTTTGCCGGGCGCCCTCACTAAACAAAAAGAAGCTAACGCCGTTCGTGACGCCACATTGCGTGCCGGCCTTGAAGAAGGCTACATGGTAACGCCTGGTAGTGTGACGCCACAAGGTCGTAACATTATCGCCGAGCGTATGGCGGGCAAAACTAATCTTGAGCAGTTGATGTCTGTCAACAACCAAGACGTCACCAATAAGCTGGCTCGCCGCGCGGTCGGCATCAATGACACCGCGCCGCTGACGTCTGAAAATATGGCGGCTATCCGTAAAGCGGAATACAAAAAAGGTTATGAGCCTGTCGAGCGTTTAGGCCAAGTAGCGACAGATACGCAATATTTAGACGACATGGTTAACGTGGAGTCAAAATATACTGGCCCAGGAAAATCGTTCCCCGGTGCAGTGCCTGACGAAGTTACTAAACTGATTAAAACTTACACCGTAGGTAACTTTGACGCCAAAGATGCGGTGCAAGTAATGCGTCATTTAAGGGAGCAGTCCGGCGCTAACTTTAGGAAAGGCGACGTAGCCATAGCTAA